CGTCACCGACAGCGGATGGAAGGTCTCGGCAACGGCCACGGGAACTCGTTACTGGCCGGATGCTGATCTCAATTGACTTCGACATCAGGTGTTTCTTCGCCGGTCTGCGCGCCTGACGCTAAGCGGTTCAATCCTGCCATCTGGACGTCCGGAGAGGGCCGGTCGCGTCGGAACCTTCCATGCTCCAACGGAAAGACCCCGTATCAACAGAACGATCAGTCAGGGTTGTGTGCCGTCGCCTGAATCCTACTGTCGGATGACCGCCTGCCGACACAGGGCCAGTCTGACCCCTCCGGGTTCCGCCACCCGCGACTTTCCCACGGAACTCCCACGCAAGTCCCACGGAGTTCCCACCGAAGCCGCGATGATTTTCGGCAGTCTCGGCGCATCGACAACGATGACCGAGGCCCCGAGCGATGCACCCCCCGATCTCCCGATCCGATCTTGCCAACCTGCTGGACGAGGCTGACGCCGCCGCGGCGCGACTGCGCCGCCGGCTGCGGCTGCCGCGCGCCGATCTCGATGACCTGCGGCAGGACCTGCTCCTCGACCTGATCCGCCGGCTGCCGGCCTTCGACGCCCGCCGCGGCAGCATCGGCGCCTTTGCCGGGATCATCCTGCGCAACCAGGCGTCCCGCATCGCGATGCGCCTCCGCAGGGAACGCCGCGCCTGTGGCGGCGGTCTGCTCCCGCTCGACGCGTTGGGGGGCGATGGGCGGAAACTCGGCGACCGGCTCACCGAGGAAGACGGCATCACCGCCTGGTTCGGCGGCTGCGTCTGCGTCGTCGAGGCGACGGATCGCCGGATCGATCTGGCTCGGGCGCTCGGGGCGCTCCAAGCGCGTGACCTCACGCTCTGCGCCGCCATGGCGCAGTGCCCGGTCCGCGGCCTCGCCGGCCGGGGCCACGGCTCGCGCGCGACGCTCTACCGCCGGCTCCGCGAGCTGCGCTGCATGCTCGCGGCCCATGGCGCGTGGGCGGCGTGAGACGGTTCGCGACGGCCGTGAGTAGGAGGACTTCAGGGAGATCATGCCGATGAAACACGCCACCTTCACCACCATCCGCGCCGCCCGGCGCCTGAGCGAGATGGACTTCGCCGGCTGGGTTGGCGCGGCCGCACCCGGCGACCGGCTCGAGTATCACCGCGGCTTTCTCGCGGTCGACATCGTGCCGGTGATCTCGAAGCTGCCGGAGACCGAGCGCGCGGCGCTCAAGACAATGGCGGCGCGCGCCTGGTGGGCATCCGAAGCCGGCCTCGTGCATCTCGTGCAGGAACGCCTCGGCCCCGACCTCTTCGCCTACGTCGCCATCGCCCGACCGAAGCAGCGGCACACCGAGGTCTCGCTCGCATCGCTGATCGTCGACGCCGAGGCCGAAGCGGCCTGATCGCCCCGACCCTTCATTCCCACAAGGAGACCCGAATGCCCTTTCCGCAGATCTGTCCGTCGTTGCAGGACCTGGCTGACCTGCCACCGCAGGAGATCGCGGCTCTGGCCGCCGACGTGCTTGCGATCCTGCAACACGAGAGCGAGACCGTGCTGAAGCAGGCGAAGGCGGCAAAAGCCCGCCTCGATGGCGCGCTGGTGCTGAAGTACGGCGCGCCGGCTGCCGAGGCGCGGCGGTTGGCCGGCAAGGAAGTTGGCACCGTCCGCTTCGATGACGGCGACGTCACCGTGGTTGCGGATCTGCCGAAGCGGGTGGACTGGGACCAGGACAAGCTCGCCGCCATGGTCGAGCGCATCCGCGCGGCCGGCGACGATCCCGCCGAATACGTCGAGTTCAGCATCAGGGTGCCCGAGCGCAACTACGCCGCCTGGCCCACGGCGATCCGAGAGGGCTTCGAGCCTGCACGCACCGTGCGGCCGGGTCAGCTCGGCATCCAGCTTCTGGCGGATCGGGTGGCCGAATGACGCTTCCCATCATCACCGCCGACCAGCGGCTGGCCGAGCCGCGCGGCATCAAGGGCTGCATCTTCGGCAAGTCGGGGCTCGGCAAGACCAGCCTGCTCTGGACGCTCGACGCCTCGACCACCCTCTTCTTCGACCTCGAGGCGGGCGATCTCGCGATCGAGGGCTGGCAGGGCGATGCGATCCGCCCGCGCACCTGGAAGGAATGCCGCGACTTCGCCGTCTTCATCGGCGGGCCGAACCCGGCCTTGCGCGAAGACCAGTCCTACAGCCAGGCGCACTACGACGGGGTCTGCGAACGGTTCGGCGATCATCTCGTGCCACCGCGCACCTTCATCATCGACGTGGGCGTGCAGGACGAACTCAACGCCGTCCGCAGGACGATGTCGGATTTCGACATGACCGAGGTCGCCGGGGTCATGGACCGCGCGCCGGTGACCGACGAGGTGATCCGCCACTGGAAGGAGAAGGCCGGGGATCGCAAGACCGTGGTGTTCTGCTCGACTGTCGAGCACGCCCGTAACGTCACCGAGGCATTCGTCGCGGCCGGGGTGTCCGCGCACCTGGTGCACGGCGACATGCCGGCCGATGAACGGCGGGCCGCGCTTGCAGCCTACGCCGCCGGACGCGTCCGGGTCGTGGTGAACGTCGGCGTACTCACCGAGGGCTGGGACCATCCGCCGACCTCCTGTGTGGTCCTCCTGCGGCCGAGTTCCTTCAAGTCGACCATGATCCAGATGGTCGGCTGGGGCCTGCGCACGGTGACGCCGGAGGAGCATCCCGGCGTCGTGAAGACCGACTGCATCGTGCTCGACTTCGGCACCGCGAGCCTCACGCATGGCACGCTCGAGCAGGATGTCGACTTGGTCGGGCACGAGGCGACGGGCGAGGCGCCGACCAGGGTCTGCCCCGGCTGAAGCGCCGAGGTGCCGCTCGCCACGGTCGAGTGTCCGCTTTGCGGCCATGCCTTCGGCGCGGAGGACATCGAAGGGACCGGCACCGTCCCGCCGGGCAGTCTCTCGGGCATCGTGATGAGCGAGATCGATCTCCTGAAACGCTCGAGCTTCGACTGGGTGGACCTGTTCGGCGCGGATGACGCGCTGATGGCCGCAGGGTTCACCGCCTGGGGCGGGGTTCTCGGCTGGCAGGGCGTCTGGTACGCTGTCGGCGGACGTCGCGGGGTCGCGCCGCGTCTGCTCGCCATCGGCGAGCGCATGGTGTGGCTCGCAGCCGCCGACGACTGGCTCAACGAGCACGAGACCGACGAGAGCGCCTTCAAGTCGCAGGCGTGGCTGCGCCAACCGCCCACCGGGAAACAGCTGCAATACCTGCCGCCCGAGTGCCGGCACGACTACAGCCTCACGCGCTACGCCGCCTCGGCCCGGATCACCTTCGCCTTCAACCGGCGCGCCATCGCCGATCTCATCGAGGGCGCGATCGACACCGGGCGGCGGGCGGCGTGAGCCATGTCGCACAGGTTCCATCCCCACCCGCAGGGGCTCCGGATCGACCGGGCCCGGATCGCCTCTGACATCCGCGCCACCACCTTTGCGCCGTCTGCACGTCGCCCACCCGCGGCTTCGGCTGGTTCGACCCCAACCGGCCGCGTCGTTCGCCGGGGAAACGGTCCCCCGGACCGCTTCCTGATCCGGCTCACCGCACCCGCCGCTGGTTCTGCTCGATGAGCTGCCAGGCGGCCTTCACCCTCAAGGCCCGGAAAGGACTGAGCATGGTCGAATTCACCGAGGAAGAAACCCGGGCGCTGCCCGCCGTGATGCGCGCGCTCGCCCCCGAGATGGAGCGGATCGGCTGGGACCGGCCGCTGGCGCAACTGACGCAGAACGACACGCACCGGCTGATCATGGCGACGATCGAGAGCTTTCGCATCGAGATGGCTGCAATCGCCGCTGACGCGGAGATCCCGTTCTGATGCTGGATTTCAACCCCAGACCTTCCATGGCCGAGCGCATCAACGCAGCTGTGGATGCGGCGCTCGAGGCCGAACGCGCCGCCACGGCTCCGCGGACCTATCTCGGTGGCTCGCGGCTCGGCCACGCCTGCGAGCGGGCGCTGCAGTTCGAGTTCACTGCAACACCGAAGGACGAGGGTGCCGACTTCGGCGGCCAGACCCTGCGCATCTTCGCGATCGGCCATGCGCTGGAGGATCTCGCCATCCGCTGGCTGCGCGCGGCCGGGCTCGATCTCTGCACCCGCAAGGGCAACGCAGCTGATGGCGAGCAGTTCGGCTTCGCGGTCGCCGGCGGGCGAGTGCGCGGCCATGTCGACGGCATCATCGCCGCCGCTCCCGCCGCATTGGGGCTGCGCACTCCCGCGCTCTGGGAGTGCAAGACCATGAACGCGAAGAACTGGCGGGCCTGCGTCAAGGAAGGGGTGGCGGTGTCGAAGCCGGTCTACGCCGCCCAGGTCGCGCTCTACCAGGCCTACATGGAGGCGACGGTTCCGGGCATCTCGGCCGCGCCCGCGCTCTTCACCGCGATCAACAAGGACACCGCCGAGCTGCACCACGAGCTCGTGCCCTTCGACGCGGGTCTCTCGCAGCGCATGTCCGACCGAGCCGTGCGCATCCTGCAGGCCACCGACGCGGGCGATCTGCTGCCCCGCGTCGCCACCACCCGCGACTTCCTCGACTGCCGCTTCTGCGCCTGGGCCGAGCGCTGCTGGAGCCTGGGCCGATGAGCGACGAGCCCGGCGATCATCCCGACACCCCCACCATACCGAAGGACGAGACCATGAGCGACGACACGACCCCGAACACCGAACCACCGAAGGAGAACATTGTCCACTTCAACCCGTGGCGGGACTTCAACGACACCGCGTCGCAGGTCGACGTCTTTGGCGACGACCCCGACCCCGAGCAGATCGCGCAGTTCATCGACGTGGTCTTCGGATACTGCGACGGGCTGATCCCGGTGCGCAGCTTCATCGACAAGGGTCAGGGCTTCGATGGTCGGCCGCACAACGTCTGGATCGAGGCCAATGCCGCGACCCCGGAGAAGATGGCCACCTTCGCCACATGGGCCTGGCGCGAGGGCGCGGCGGTCTACGTGATCCCCGGCACCGTGGCGGCCGCCGGTCAGGCCCGGGCCGCCGAGATCCTGCAGATGCAGACCGTGGTCGTCGATCTCGACACCGGCGACATCGCCGCCAGGCGCGCGCATCTGGAACGCCACCTCGGCGCACCCACCATGGTAGTGGAGAGCGGTGGCGTGACGCCCGAGGGCCAGCGCAAGTGCCACGTCTGGTGGAAGCTGAGCGAGCCCACCGCGGGCGACGACATCCGTCGCCTCTGCCGCCTGCGCGGCGACATCGCGGCCAAGGTCGGCGGCGACATGCATTTCCGCTCGGCGCATCAGCCGATCCGGGTGGCGGGCTCGGTCTACTACAAGAACAACCTCAAGACGCAGGTCCGGATCGTCGAGCTGAACGCGACGCTCGAGCGCGATCTCGACGAGTTCATCGAGGCCGTGTCCGACATGCCGCCCGCGCCCGGCGTGTCGCTGCAGCCCGAGTTCGGTCACCCCGACCGGCCCGCCGCGAACGATGTGCTGGTCACCCCGGTCCGCGAGGGCGCGCAGGACGATTGGTCGCGGTTCGAAGGCGCCAGCGCCGCCATCGGGCATTTCATCCGCATGGTCCACGAGGGCCGGATGTCGAAGGACGAGGGCTGGGAAGGCATCTGCGGCTACAACGCCGCGATGCTGCGCCCACAGTGGCCGGTCGAACGGCTGATGCGCGAGTCCGAGCGGCTCTGGTCGCTGCATGTCGGGAAGTACGGACCGCCGCTCATCCGGCTCGATGCCCGCGCGCCCGCGCCGCAGGAGACGCCCGCCTTCACCCTGGGCGCGCTGCTCGACGACGCGCGCGCGATGCCCCAGGACATCATCGCGCCGCGCGTCCTCACCCCGGGTGGGCTGCTGGTGCTGGGCGGCGCGCCCAAGGTCGGCAAGAGCGACCTCTTGATCTCCTGGCTCGTCCACATGGCCGCGGGCGTGCCTTTCCTCGGGTTCACCCCGCCGCGGCCCCTGCGGATCTTCTACCTGCAGGCCGAGATCCAGTACCACTATCTCCGCGAGCGGTTGAAGCAGATCGTTCTGCCGCCCGCGGTCATCTCCGCCGCGCGCGAGACCTTCGTCACCACGCCGAAGCTCAGGATGCTGCTCGACACCGAGGGCAGCGTGCGGGTGGCGCGCGCCATCCAGGCCGCTTTCGCCGATGCGCCGGTCGACATCATCTGCATCGACCCGATCCGCAATCTCTTCGACGGCGGGCCGGAGGGTGGCGGCGAGAACGACAACACCGCGATGATGTTCTTCCTCAAGGATCGGGTCGAGGTGCTGCGGGACTACATCAACCCCGACTGCGGCGTGATCCTGGTCCACCACACCAGGAAGCTGGGCAAGCAGCAGGTGAAGGAAGATCCGTTCCTCGCCCTCTCCGGCGCCAGTGCGCTGCGCGGCTTCTACACCTCGGGACTGATCCTGCACCGGCCGGACGAGGAGGCGACCGAACGCCGCCTCGAGATCGAGCTCAGGAACGGGCCGGCGTTGCCGTCGAAGCTCATCGACAAGGTGAAGGGCGAATGGGTCGAGCTGAACCCCATGAACGAGCGGCTGGTCCGCCAGGAGGTCGGCGCGAAGCATGACGCGGAGCGGGTGCGCAAGGGTGACGTGATCGTTCAGCTGATCGCCGAGCAGGCCGAACGGGGAAACATGTTCACGCTCAGCCAGTTCGCGGCAAGGTTCGAGAACAGGGGCAGTCTTGGCGGCCAGACCAGCATCCGGGAACGGCTGCACGTGCTGGCCACGAAGGGCCATGTGAAGTTCGTGCGGGGACCGCGCGCGACGGATCTGGGCCTCGCAAGGGTCCGAGCAAAGTTCGGGTATCTCTGCGTCCGGGACATGCAGCTTCGCACCGGCGAAGAGGTGATCGACGAGGAGACCGGCGAGGTGTTCCCCGCCTTCGCCCGGGTGCTCCCGACCGAGTTCATGTGCCCGCAGACCGGCGCTCTCCTGCCGGTCGAGAATCCCGAGGTTTGGGTCGATCAGGACGGGGGCGAGGCATGACATTCGCAGCCTTGCCAGGAACACGAATGGGCTCGCAGGCATCCGTGTTCCTGCAGGAACACGCAGGAAATCGGCCTGACCCCATCTCCATCTTCCTGGGTTTCCCGTGCACGAACAATGGCTTGCGCAGGAACTCGGGAACACGCAGGGAAGCGCATCGTGTTCCCGTGCGTTCCTGGAAAAGTCGTTTGAGTTCAGCGGCTTGCGCAGGAACACAGAACACGGATTTTCCTACCCTAAGGGGTAGGTGTCCTCCCCGCTCAAGGCGGGGGAGACACCACCTGCCCCAGGCGATCTTGCGGGCACCGACCGTGGCGTCACCCGGAGCCTGAGCCCGCATCCATCAGACGACGGCGGCCCGCACCGCCAAGCACCAGGCCGCCGTCGTCCTCCACCAGCAACAGCCTCGCTCAGGAGACCATCATGGCTGACGCGACTCTGACTCTGCCCGGCGGCGACGCAAGGCCCGCATTGCCGGTTGCCACCTCCGTGGCACCCACCATGCTCGCGCTCGATCTCGGCACCACCACCGGCTGGGCGCTGCGCATGGCCGACGCCCTGATCACCAGCGGCACGGTGTCGTTCCGTCCCAGCCGCTACGACGGCGGCGGCATGCGCTACCTGCGCTTCACCAACTGGCTCACCGAGCTCGACCGGCTGAGCGGCCCGATCGCAGCGATCTGGTTCGAAGAGGTGCGTCGACATGTCGGCACGGATTCGGCGCACGTGTATGGCGGTCTGATGGCGACGCTCACGTCGTGGGGCGAGCTCAGGGGCATTCCGTACACCGGGGTGCCGGTCGGGACCATCAAGCGACACGCCACCGGCAAGGGCAATGCACCGAAGGAGGCCATGATCGCGGCAGCCCGCGCCCGCGGGTTCGCGCCCGCCGACGACAACGAGGCCGACGCCATAGCCATCCTGCTCTGGGCGATCGAGACCGGTGGAGGTGTGCGATGAGCGCGCGCCAGATCCTTAAGCACACCGCGGAGGTCGTGGACGCGCGCCGCAAGGCCTACGGTCCGCCCGACGCGATCATGGCGGCGATCGCGGCACGCTGGTCGCTGACCCTCGGCCGGCCGGTGACGCCGGCGCAGGTCGTGCTCTGCATGATCGACCTGAAGCTCGCCCGGCTCTGTCACGACCCGGAATATCGCGACGGCGTCGTCGACGTGATCGGCTATGCCGCCCTCCTGCCGGAGGTGCTGGCATGAAGGGCATGCGGTTCACCCCCAGGGGCTACGGCGGTCGGCGGCGCGCACCCGATCAGGTCAAGCGCGAAGGCTGGCAGGAACAGGGTCTGCTGGCCGTCGCGGTGGACGACGAGCGGCTGACCTGGCCCGAGCGGGAGCTGGTGCGCCAGCTCGGCGACAAGCTCTACGGCAAGCGCGCGGAGGCCAACCATGACTGAGTGGACCCGCGACATGGTCGAGGCGCGCATCGTCGAGGCGGCCGACGTGCTCAGGCAGCTGCCCGGCCATCGCACCCAGGGCTACTTCAGCACCTGGCCGGAGATCCGGCGCAGCCTCGAGGAACTGGCATGCGCGATGCCGACACCGATGCGTCGGCCGCCGCCCAGCCCCTCGGCGATCAGCCGCATGGAGGAGACGATCACCTGGAACCGGTACCTCGAGCGTGAGGAGGTCGAACTGATGTGGGCGCGGGCGGAGGGCATGCCCTGGAAGCACCTCGGCCACCGCTTCGGCATCAGCCGGCCCACGGCGCATCGGCGCTACGACTACGCGCTCAGCGTGATCGCCTGGCGGCTCAATGGCCGGCAGGTGCATCACCGGCGTGGGCGGCGGTTCGTGATCGCGCGGGTGGGGTGACATTTCGGCCGGCCGGTGGTCCCTCAGCGACGAGCGCGTGGATCATCGGTCGTTCCGGGCTATCGCCAAGCCTTTAGCGTTTCGTAAGTTGATCTGGCCTTACCGTGCGGCGTCCGACAGCAGTGAGAAGGAGCCAGACCGATGTCCGACGACGCCGCTCGAAAATGGGCACAGGAGAAGAAGAAGCGCGAGCGGGAGGCTCAGGAGCGTTCGTCGGGTCATGCGACGTGCCTGCATTGCGGCAACCCATTCCGCATTTCGGATGGGGTAGTCACCTCCGATGCGGCGATTTGCGACGTTTGCAACGGCAACTGAGCGGTTCGCAGCCCAACCGTCTGTCAAGAAAAATCGTCATTCGTGAGACATCGTCAGTTGAGACACCGGGAGGGATTCACGCCGTCCCCGGGATCCGCTAGACACGGATCAGGCTCGGAAATCTCGGGCGCAGCGGAGCGACGGCTGGAACGGCTACTCGCGGGTGCCTACGGGGTCGGAGCTCGGTTTGTCCGCACCCCTTGCCCACCGGGTGCCGGCAACAACCGGATGAGCGTCAAGGCCTGACCCGCTGATTGTTCGGGTCCCTCCTGGCGTGCTCCGTATGCTGGGGGGCGCAGCGCAAGGCTTTCCCAGTGACGCCGCAAAAACAGGCCATTTCGTTTCGCTTTGAGCGAAAGGCCAACAAAACCTGACACCTGAGCCCGCCTGACCCCCTCCCGAAACGAAATGGGGGGTGGGGGGCGTTTCGCTTCGCGGTCCTCCAGTTCGCTTTCGGCCCTGCCTGACCGGCGGGGCCGTTTCGCTTCAGACGCAGCCCGCTCCCGCCATAACGGATCCCGCCATGGACATCGTCGACCTGCCGCTCGAGCGGCTGATCCCCTATGCCCGCAACCCGCGGAAGAACGAGAGCGCGATTGCGACGGTGGCCGCCTCACTGAAGGAGTTCGGCTGGCGCCAGCCGATCGTCGTCGACGAGGACATGGTGATCCTCGCCGGGCACACGCGGCTGGAGGCCGCACGTCAGCTGGGTCTGACATCGGCGCCGGTGCATGTCGCCCGGGGCCTCACCCCGGCGCAGGCGAAGGCCTACCGGCTGATGGATAACCGGGCGGCCGAGAACGCCGAATGGGACGAGGCGCTGCTCGGACTGGAACTCGGCGACCTGCAGGGCGAGGGCTTCGAGCTGGCGCTGACCGGCTTCGACGATGCCGAGCTGAACCGGCTTCTGGCCGCGCTCGGCGACGAGGACGGAAGCCGCGAGGGCGAGGACGAGATCCCCGAGACGCCGGTCGAACCGGTCAGCCGGCCGGGCGATCTCTGGCAGCTCGGGCCTCATCGGCTGCTCTGCGGCGACAGCACCGTGGCGACCGACGTCGAACGCGTGCTCGGCGGCGTGACCCCGCTCCTGATGGTCACGGACCCGCCCTACGGCGTGGAATACGACCCCGGCTGGCGGAATGCGTCCGGCGCCGCCCGGACACGCCGGACCGGCAAAGTGCTAAACGACGACCGTGCTGACTGGCGCGAGGCCTGGTCGCTCTTCCCGGGCGACGTCGCCTACGTCTTGCACGGCGCGCTGCACGCGGCGACGGTGATCGAGAGCCTTGAGGTCTCCGGCTTCGCCGTCCGGTCCCAGATCATCTGGGCGAAGGAGCGGCTGGTCCTCAGCCGCGGCGATTATCACTGGCAGCACGAGCCGCTTGCGTACTGTGTCCGCAAGGGTGGCAAGGCGCACTGGGCCGGTGATCGCAAGCAGACGACGCTCTGGCAGATCCCGAGCCGGGACCAGGATGCCGCGACGGTGCACGGCACCCAGAAGCCGGTCGAGTGCATGCGCCGGCCGATCCTCAACAACAGCTCGCCCGGCCAGGCGGTCCATGAGCCCTTCATGGGCTCGGGCACCACGCTGATCGCGGCCGAGACCACGGGCCGGGTCTGCCTCGGGATCGAGCTCAACCCGGCCTATGTCGACGTGGCCGTCGAGCGCTGGCAACGCTTCACCGGGAAGAGGGCGGTGCTCGACGGATCGGGCGAGGGCTTCGACGATCTGAAGGCCGCGAGGCCAGCGTCCTGAGGGAAGGCATCGTGATCCCGTTCCTGCTCTACCTCGCCACCATCCCGGCGGCGAACTGGATGATCGGCAACGCGGGCACGATCTGCGTGCCGAACGGCCCATGCCTCGTGCCGGTCGGCTTCGGCCTGATGGCGCCCTCGGGTGTGGTAATGATCGGCATCGCGCTGGTGCTGCGCGACGTGGTGCACCGGAACCTCGGCTGGCGGTGGGCATTGGCAGGCATCGCCGCGGGCTCGGCGATTTCCTGCGCGGTCGCGCCGCCGATGTTGGCGGTCGCCTTGATGGTGGCCTTCGCCGTCTCGGAGGCGATGGATCAGGCGGTCTACGCCCCGCTCTGGCGGCGCAGGATGGTACTGGCGGTGCTGGCCTCTGGTGTCGTCGGCGCCGCCGTCGACTCCGCGCTGTTCCTCTGGCTCGCATTCGGCAGTCTCGACCACATGGCCGGACAGCTCGTCGGCAAGATCTGGATGGTCGGCATTGCGGCCGGGCTGCTCTGGCTACGGGCGCGCCGCCGGGCCATCGCCGTCTCGTGATTCACTACCACGGTGGGCCGATCACCCCTTCGACTGCCGCGCTCCGGACCTGGACCGGGCGGCATGCATTCGTCTCCTTCGCCCGGCACGAGCAGTTGCCGCTCGCGGCTCAGGTCTGCCAGTCCTTCGCGCTCGACAACGGCGCCTTCTCGCTCTGGCGGGCGGGCACGCCCGTGGACTGGGCGGCCTACTACGCCTGGGTGGCACACTGGCGCCGGCATCCCGGGTTCGATTTCGCGGTGGTGCCGGACGTGATCGACGGCACCGAGGCCGGGAACGACGCGCTCGCCGCCGACTGGCCGTTCCCGCGGCACGAGGGCGCCGTGGTCTGGCACATCAACGAGGGCATCGATCGCCTGGAGCGCCTTGCCGAGACATGGCCGCGGGTCGCCATCGGCTCGAGCGGTGCCTTCGACGTGGCGCGGCCGAAGACCTTCCTCGCCCGGGCCCGCGAGGCCCTGGCGGCGATCTGCGACGACGACGGGTTCCCCGTCTGCAAGTTGCACGGACTGCGCATGTTGAACCCCGCGATCTTCTCCCGGCTGCCGCTCGCCAGCGCCGACAGCACCAACGTCGCGCGCAACATCGGCATGGATACCGCCTGGCGCGGCACCTACCGGCCGCGCTCGAAGGACCTCCGTGCCGCGATCCTCGTCGAGCGCATCGAGGCCTTGAACGGCGCGTGCGCCCTTTCGCCAGCCGAGCCTGCGTGAGGATCCCGTGCATGACCTGGCTCCACGTACCCCCGGAGGCGCTCCGGGCAGCGGAGACGATTGCCTCTTCGGCCTCTCGCTTTGCTCCGGCGCCGGCGGCCTCGACCTCGGGCTCCTGCTCGCCTGCCCCGGCTATCGAACTCTGGGTCACGTCGAGCGGGAAGCCTTCGCCGCGGCCGTGCTCGTGGCGCGGATGGAGGATGCGGCCCTGGATCACGCGGTTGTCTGGGACGACCTTGGAACCTTCGACGGCCGACCGTGGCGCGGATGCGTGGACATCCTGCTGGCGGGCTATCCGTGCCAGCCGTTCTCGACCGCCGGCCGGATGCGCGGCGCGGACGACCCGCGCCATCTCTGGCCGCAGGTCGCCCGCATCACCGGCGAAGTCGCCCCGCCCTTCGTCTTCCTCGAGAACGTCGCCCATCATCTGCGCCTCGGCTTTCCCGAGGTCGCCGGAGACCTGGTCGGAATGGGCTACCGGCTTGCGGCAGGCCTCTTCACGGCGGTGGAGGTCGGTGCGCCCCATCGGCGCGAGCGGCTCTTCGTGCTCGCCCACCGCGAGGGCGATCCCGACGCCGACCCGGCCCGGCTCCTGGCCGACGCCGACGGCGGGCGACGGCAAGGGGACGCGGAACCGGACGAGCGGCCGGTCGGAGGGCGCCGGCAGCCGGCACCACGACGGGGTGACGCTCTGCGATGCGACGCGGATGTGGATGACGCCGACGGCGCGCGATCACAAGGACGGGGCCACGCGCCTCGCGAACACGCCGGTGAACGGGCTCCTTGGCCGCCAGGTCCTCACGATGCCGTCGGCTGGGCAAGATATCTCGCCGTCGCCCCGCACCTTGAACCCGGCATTCGTCGAGGCGCTGATGGGCTGGCCTTCCGGGTGGACCGGCTTCGGCTCTGTGGCAACGGAGTGGTGCCGCTGGTTGCGGCGCATGCGCTCCGAACTCTGGCGGCTGAGTTGCTGGCCGATGGATGAAGACGCAACCGCGTAAGCCGGTCGCGGCGCGTGACGTCCGCCGTCACGTCGGGCGGCGGTTCCTCGGGGCGGTCGGCCGGACGCGAACCGCCTCCTCGATCACGTCCCGCGCATCGGCTCCGGGGATGAACACCTGGACTGCGAAGCCCTGTGCGTTCAGCACGTAGCCGAGCCAGCCGCCCGGCACGCGGGTCGAGGTGTCGAGCGGCCTGCCGTCGTGGGTCCTGGCCGTGCGCGGGCTCATCGCGTGGCCCCCGCGACGCGGTCGATCCGGCGGAAGTCGGGTCGGGCTGAAGATCATCGTCATCTTCGGGCTCCCGGGTTCGGTTGCGTCGCGGGACGATAAGGCTCCACGGCGCGCAGAATTCAAGTCGCCAGACCGATCGGATCGCTTGTCGCTTTGGGGCACAGTGCAGGAAGCGCCGCCCCTCGCGAACGGCGGTGTCTGGCGCAGCGCAGTCCCGCTCGTGAATGCCCGAGCGATCAGGCTTCGTATTTGAAGGAGAGTGAGACGCGCGTTCGGAACGCGGCGACCTTCCCGTTCTCGACCTTCATGTCGAGCTTCATCACCTCGGCCACCCGAAGGTCGTGAAGCGAGCCAGCCGCTGAGACCTTCGATGGGCTGCCGGTTCAGCGCCCCAAGCCTGCCGTCGGCGATATCGCGCTGATGGCCGGCTCCTGACCACCCGAAGCGCATCCTTGTCGCCTTCGAGTTCTCCGGCGCGGTCCGCGCCGCCTTTGGAACGAAGGCCAGTGTGGCGCGTTCAAGAGAGTGAGGCGCGACGCGCGCCTGGGATTGGACCGCGTTCGTCCACACACGACGACAGGAGACTGGGATGTTCAGACTGAACTTGTTTGCGATCTCGGCCCTCGGGGTAAGCCTCGCCACGGCCCCTGTGATGGTGGGCGCTCTTTCTGCGCAGCCCGTGGACGAAAACAACGCAGTGTTCGTACCGCTCGTCGATGCCTGCGTCTCGTCACCGACGGTCGAGAGCTGCGAGCAGGTTCGCGCCGTGGTCGCCGAGTGCGCGAGCGACCTCGACCACGTCCGTTGCTCGGTCCTTTTCGAGGAAGCGGACGAGGTATTCGAGGACGCCGCGCGGCTGGAGTCTTCGCAAACGGCCCTTAGGGAGGCCGCGGATGCGATCGCGGCGATGGAGTTTCCCGACGTGCAGCACAGCGGCATCGAGGAAGCCGCGCGCGCGGACGCAGAGCGTACCCTGTTGCGCGGCGACGAGAACCTCAATTCCCATTCCGCGCCGCCGCTCCTGGAAGGCGACGCGCCGCCGCCCGACGCGGAGGCCGGCGAGACCGATCCGCCCGTCGCCGATTGAGCCGCCGTCGCGGAGACATCCGGCGCCAGGCACGGATCCGGCGGTCGGTCCCCGACCGCAAGAACTCGACGACGAGCAGGCTTCGCGGAAGGCGCCGATCGAATATAGCCGTGGCAAGAGGGGAAGGCGCCCCCGGTCAGCAGACCGGTCAGCAGAGACGACAGACGAAACCGCCGACCGGGACGGACGGCGGCCTCGGCATGATCTCATCCCCGCCGGTCAGGTGGGCGGCAGCCGGTAGACCCGCGTGCCCTCGACCTTCTCGGAGGTGACTTCGAGCCCGAGCTTCTTCTTCAGCGCGCCGGCGAAGGCGCCCCTCACCGTGTGGGACTGCCAGCCGGTGGCCTCGACGATCTGGGCGATGGTCGCGCCCTCCGGGCGCCGGAGCATCGCGATCAGCTGCGCCTGCTTGCTGCCGTCGCGGGCCTGCGGCGCGGGTGCTGCGTCCGCGCCCGTGGGCGCCGCCTTGCGCGGCCGGCCCCGGCGCTTCGGCGCGGGCGCGACCGGCGCCGTGTCGCCGCCCGTGGGCGTCTCCGCGGCGGAGTCTTCGGCAATGGCCGCCGCGTCGGCCACCGGCTCGATCCCGATCGCGTCGAGCCCGGCGGGCGTGATGAAGAGCAGCACCCTGTGCAACCGGCGACATTGGTGACACTTCTGACCGATGACATGGGTTACTCTTTTCTTCTTTTGTTCTCGACGTCGTCAGCGGGGGTGGCGGCAGGGGCTGTGGACCCTGTGGGCGACGCGCTGGCG